CCAAAACCTACCTTAGGCTGATCCCTTCCCCAAAAAGTCAACTCAAGTTGACTTCCACGGCGCTCTCCCAGCGCCGTCCACCACAGAGCAACGCAATGTCGCTCATAGGTGGGATATAATCCCAATAGGGAGTTATACCCCGCTTCGTGTGGTACCGGACCTCGCTCTGCCTGAGCGAGATCTGGCAATCACGAATGCTGCCATGGAGAAACGCTAACAACAATCCTTCCGGATTGTAGAAGCGCCTCTTCAGCTGTTTAGGAACACGTACTGTACCATCTTTGATAGTGAGACGCTTGGGGTTGGTTAGCCGCTTGTGATAAATCACAGCGCGGTTCCCATCCCGTTCAGCGTTTTCTCTCACCATCTCAAAAGGTACGCGTATTCCAGCGTCATGGTTCTCGGCAGGAGGTATGGGTAACCACCTGACGGTAGCCACTAGCCGTTTGATCGTCCTATTCAGGGGAATCCCTGTTTTGGCAGACCAAACATTCAGCGCGTTGATGGCAACGTAACGAGATTCAGGCGTATCGAGGCGTTTTATATAAACGCCCCGGACGTCGTGACCTTTAAAGAAGTCACGACCGCATGATTCTCGGAAGACCCCCTCAACGAAGGACTTGTCGCGATTAACTTCGAAGCCAAGAAGACCCAGGAGTCGGATCACACGTTGTGCGACCCGCTTGTGACATATGATGTCATCTCCGAAGACTCCCCAATACCCATAGAGCTCATTAGGCTCTAGGGCGGCTGCGGAAGTTTTGTATGGTCGAACGGGTGTAAAACCGAACGACTTGATACAAGCGACTACGACCGAGGAGAACACTAGGGTTTCCAAAGGGAACGTAAAACCGTTCCCCATAGTACTAACCATGTGTAACTCCTGCGACGCGCCAGAAAGGTCCCCTTTAGGGGAACGCAACAGCCTCAGCAGGTTCAAAAAAGAACCCGGCAAAGCCCATTCCAGCATGGGTAAACCCAATGAGTCAGAAGCATTGCTTAGATCTAGCGTAGCCAGATCATCAGTCACGCTGCCGAAACACGCCGCCTCTTGATTGATCTGCGGTTGGGAAGCAATATCGAGTCCAAAGAAGGACACGAGTCTTTCCTCCAACAGTCGGCCGAGCCCAAGCTGATAAAACATATTCAGCGAGGGCTCAATGGCAATCAATCTCGACGTTGTGTCAT